TAGATAAAGACTTAGACATGATTAGAGGATGGCACTACAACTTTGTCAAAGAAGATTTGTATTATGTTACCGAAGCTCAAGCCATTAAGAATTTCTACATTCAGATTCTTACTGGTGATCGAGTTGACAACATTGCTGGTCTTAAAGGTATTGGTCCAGTTAAAGCTAAAAAGATTCTTGAGAAATGTTTTTCTGAAAACGAAATGTTCGACGCTGTTTGTAAAAAGTATAAGAACGACATAGATACAATAACTGAACGTGGCAGGTTGTTGTGGATTCGTAGACAGGAGAATGAGATATGGGACCCACCTCTTTATGAACAATACTAATAGAAAGGTTGTTATGGATACTAAGAAACTTTGGGAATCTTTGAACACTAAAGACTTTCCAGAAATAGTTTACATAGAGTGGTGGGATGCTCTATCTGATTGTGGTTGGGAAGACAATGTTAAGCCTAACATTCATCCTGTTTTAAGTGTAGGGTTTGTTGTGTCAGAAGATGACTCAGCTATTTGTATCGCTGCTGCTTTATCTAACGAACAATCTAACTCAAGACTTCACATACCTAAAGGGTGGATCACTAAGATGAAAAGAGTTCGTTTGAATAAGTTCTTAAACATAAGGAGAAAGCCATCAAAACCCAAAGTGCAAAAGCAAAAGGTAGAAAGCTCCAACAATGGTTCCGAGATCAAATCATTGGAGCGTTTTCATTTTCACGATCAGATGTAAGATCCACAAGCATGGGTGCTGGAGGTGAGGACATACAGTTCTCTCAAGAGGTAGGAGATCAGTTAGGTATATCTATTGAATGTAAATCAAGAGAGTCTATAGCTGTTTATGCTTTTTATTCTCAAGCTGCTGATAATTGCCCTGAAGGTAGAGAACCTGTGGTTATTATTAAGCAGAATCATTCTAAACCTTTGGCTGTTATTGATGCTAAGTATTATGTTAAATTACTGAAAGGAACCAATGAGACATTTGATAATTCCTGACACACAGTGTAAGCCTAACAACTCATTCGATCACTTAGCGTGGGCAGGTGAGTACGCTGTTAAGATTAAACCTGATGTCATCGTTCATCTAGGAGATCACTGGGATATGCCTAGCCTAAGCGTTTATGACATTGGTAAAAAGTCGTTCGAGGGTAGAACTTATCATGATGATATCGAGGCTGGTAACAAGGCTATGGATACCTTCATGAAACCTGTTATTGCAGAACAGAAGAGGCAGCGACTAAACAAGAAGAAAGTCTGGAAACCTAAAAAGGTCTTTCTTATTGGTAATCATGAGTATCGCATCGACAGAGCTATTGAGTCAGACAGAAAGCTAGAAGGATTAATTGGTTATGATGATTTTAATTTAAAGAAATATAACTGGGAGGTCCATCCTTTTCTCGATGTAGCGGTCATCAATGGGATAGCTTACAGTCACTACTTTACTTCTGGTGTTATGGGTAGACCTGTCAGTAGTCCTAATCTTTTATTGCAAAAAAAACACATGAGCTGTGTGATGGGTCATGTCCAAGATAGAGCTATTTCATTCAGTAAGAAAGCTGATGGATCTAGGATCACTGGTCTATTTGCTGGTATCTTCTATCAGCATGATGAGGAGTATCTTAATCCTCAGACTAACGGTAGCTGGTCTGGTGTGTGGGTGTTTAATGAAGTCACCAGTGGTAGCTTCGACGAGATGCCTGTGTCAATAAACTATCTGAGGAAACAGTATGGAAATTAAAAAGGTGCTACAAACCAGAGCAGGTACTTATGGTGAATACAGGGACGTAAGTCAGATCAGTCAGGACATAAAGAAAGTAATTAAGAACTCTCGTAATTACCCACTAATGCCAGCTTATATGTTAGAGTCTCTTGAGTTAATAGCAAACAAGTTAGCTAGGATTCTTAATGGTGATCCTCTCTATGATGATTCTTGGAGGGACATTTCAGGATACTGTACTTTAGTGTTGATGGAAATAGAAGACATGGAGAACTCAGATGAATCTCACGATTCCTGAACTTATAGAAAAATTATCTGTAATAGATGAAATAGAAATAATCGAAATGTTGGGTCTTACGTCTTTAGATATATTAAATAGATTTGAAGATATTGTAGAAAACAATTATGACAAACTTATAGAGGAAATAGAATGATGGATTTTTATCAAGAGTATATTGCTAAGTCTCGATACTGCAGATTTGTGCAGGATGAGGGACGTAGAGAGAACTGGTATGAGACAGTAGACCGATACATGGATTTCATGAAGAATCATTTAGAGACTAAACATAACTATGTGATTCCTATGGAAACAGACTCAGAGTTGCGAGAGGCTATTAAGAACTTAGAGGTAGTACCTTCTATGCGTTCTATCATGTCAGCAGGTAAGGCACTCGATAGAGACAACACAGCAGGATACAACTGTAGCTATCTACCTGTTGATGATCCTAAAGCATTCGATGAGGCTATGTACATACTACTGTGTGGTACTGGTGTAGGCTTCAGTGTTGAGCATAAGTATGTTGACAAACTACCTGAGATACCTGAGAAACTATTCAAGTCAGACACGACTATCGTTGTTGCTGATAGTAAGGAAGGCTGGGCTAAAGCATTACGTCAGGTCATAGCACTGCTGTACTCTGGTGAGATACCTAAGTGGGACTTACGAAAGGTTAGACCTGCAGGGGCTAGACTCAAGACCTTTGGTGGTAGAGCTAGTGGACCAGCACCACTGAATGAGTTGATTGAGTTTGTTATTAATAAGTTTCAAGGTGCAGTAGGACGCAAGCTCAACACACTAGAGTGCCATGACATTATGTGTAAGGTAGCTGAGGTTGTAGTAGTGGGTGGTGTTAGACGTTCAGCTATGATCTCACTGTCTGATCTGGAAGATGACAAGATGCGTCACGCTAAAGTAGGTCAATGGTGGGAAGCTAATCCTCAACGTGCATTGGCTAACAACTCTGCTGTGTATGCTACCAAGCCTGATGTCGGTCAGTTCCTCAATGAGTGGACCAGCTTGTATCACAGTCACAGTGGTGAGCGAGGTATCTTTAATCGTGAGGCTGCTGTAGCTACTGCTAAGAAGAATGGTCGAAGAGACACAGACTTCGAGTTCGGTACTAATCCATGTTCCGAGATTATCCTTAGACCTTATCAGTTCTGTAACTTGTCTGAGGTTGTGGTTAGAGATACAGATACCAAGTACGACCTAGAACGTAAGGTCAGACTAGCTACTATATTAGGAACGTATCAGTCTACAATGACTCACTTTCCTTATCTCAGAAAAATATGGCAGAAGAATACTGAGGCTGAGAGATTGCTAGGTGTGTCACTGACTGGTATCCTAGACAACAAACTTATGGGAGAAACCAGTGAGAAAACTAAAGAAATGCTTGAAGGACTCAGAGACATTTCGGTTGATACAAACTTACAGCTATCCACTGAGCTTGATATTCCTGTGTCTGCTGCCATCACTTGCATTAAGCCTAGTGGCACTGTTAGTCAGCTTGTTGATAGTGCCAGTGGTATTCATACGAGACACAGTAAGTATTATGTTCGTAGGGTTCGAGGCGATAAGAAAGATCCTCTATCGACGTTCATGACTGAGCAGGGTATACCGTCTGAAGATTGTGTGCTACGACCAGAATCTACTACTGTTTTTAGCTTTCCTAAGAAGTCACCAGACAGTGCATTACTGCGTGACGATATAACAGCTATCGAACACTTAGACTTATGGTTGATGTATCAGAAGCACTGGTGTGAGCATAAGCCTTCAGTCACTATCTCTGTTGAGGAGCATGAGTGGGTAGAAGTAGGCTCATGGATTTGGAAGAACTTCGATGACGTTAGTGGTGTTAGCTTCTTGCCCTACGATGGCGGGACATACAAACAAGCACCCTATGAAGAGTGCAGTGAGGAGGAGTATAAAGAACTGCTTCACAAGATGCCTACAAGTATTGATTGGGACAGTCTCATCGAGGTTGATGACAATGTGGAGGGAGTACAGACACTGGCTTGTACAGCAGGAGTGTGTGAGATTTAATCTTTCTTATTATTAATTAAATCAAATAGGGCACGTACTTTCTCTTCTAACACTGAGATGCGTGCCCCAATCTCTGCCTTCCAAGTAATAGCTAAGAACACTACGATGAGGAGACCAGAGATAATCTCCCAGAAGTTTATGATGAACTGCTCCATTTAATTCTTAATTCCTAATATTTCTCTGTTAGCATTGGCAAGAATTTTTGGGTCCCACGCCTCACCTTCTTTCTTTGTGTGGTGTAGGTTCAAGTAAATTTTATACATTGCTTTCTTTTGTTCCTTCTCACTAGCATTAGGATCTAGTAAAGATTTAATTAGTTTGTCACTTCCTTCTTTTTCAAGTATGTCACCTAAAAATAAAATAGTCTGCTGATCTGGTGTCAGATCTTCAACCTTACCTGTTTTAAATACCTCGTCTAACCACGGAGCATCTATTCTTTTCTTAGCTCTATTTACAGCAGTCTGTAAAGCACTTTGTCCTCCTTCAGTGCCTACTAAAAACTGATAAAGTCCTGTAGCTGAGCTTGCTTCTTTTCCCTCTAATGGTTTATTTCTTGCTTTAGGATTTCCAGAACTTTCTGCTCTACCTACTTTAAGAGCAAAGTCATATAGGATGTTCCTTGCTCTAGTTGAATCAAGACCTTCCATTCCTGATCTGTTTAAATGTTTTGTCATCAGTGTTTCTGCTAATGGAGATCTTATTTGATTGACATCACTGACATTACTTACGTCTACTACTTCTGCTCTTCTTGTAGGAATAACCTCCATCTCAGGAGTAGACAGGATGTTACCAAACGCATCATAGTTATTACTCATCATGTCCATGTTTTATTTCCTCGGTTGTTCAGGAGTTTTAAATCCCTCTGTTTGTTTTTCTAGGTTGTCCAAATATGCATCAAGTTGTTCTTCAGTTGTTAGATCTTTAACCGCTTGATCTGCTAATGTTGCAGCAGGACTTGATAAGCTATCGTCTTTTACAAAAGATGGTATTACTACTACTTCTGAAACAACTGCACCAAACCGATCATAAGTAGGATCAACCAAATCACCTTTCTCATTAACGTCAAGTCTTGGATTACCTAACTCAAGACGTACCTCTTCAATACTTTTACCTTTTAAGTTTTCGTATTGATCTCCGTATGTAGGAGACTCGACAGGAGGTGGCATACCTAACTGACCTCCGAACATTGTTTGTCCTTCTAATAAACTACTAGGGTCAGGAATAACAGTCCCCATAGATGGAACAGGAGCTATTGGTCTTTCCATCGAACCTCTTTGTGGATTAAATTCTTGTCTGGTTGGAGCAGGAGGCTGTCTGGTCATAGATAAAACATCGCCAGTAAACAGTCCAGAATTGTCTATAGGACTTTCAAACGCTGATCTGTAATCATCCATGACAGGAGGTCGTATATCTTGTAATACTGACTCATAAGAAAGTGGCTCTCCTACAGTACCTGCTGTTCTTCTAGGAAGATCATTTGGCATTCTTTCTGGAGGTTCATCACTACGTCTGCTAGGAACACGAGGTGGTAAAGGAGGTGGAGGTGGTTCTTGTTCTACCTGTATGGGTTCTCCTCCTAACATACCAGATGTGAATCTAACAGTAGGTTGCTCATAACGATCAAAACTATATTCCTGTCTAGGAACAGGATTTAGAGGTTTGTAAGAATTATAAATATCTTCAGAGTAATCTTGATACGAAGGACCAACAGGTTGCTGTGCAGCAGTTCCTCTTCCTATTCCAAATTCTCCAAGTCTTCCTACTAAATTGTTTAACAAACGGTCTAATCGACTAGCCATTATTCTTCCTCTTGTGTAGATCTTTCAAACATTCCTAAGTAACTAGGCGTAGCTGATGGTACTACTTGTGCTGCTTGCTGCGCTCTTCTTGCTGTTCTACCTGCAAGTTGTGAGGCTTCTCCAACAAATCTAGGAGAAGCAAGAGCCAATGGAAGAATAGAAGAAGGACTAAGCAAACCAGCACCCACGCCATAAGCTGCACCTCCTGTTGCTAATGCGCTTGTTACTCTTCCTTGAAGTCCTCTAGGAACAACAGAACTTAACTCCTGACCAGCTAACTGCGACATAAATTTCTTACCTCCTGTCACTCCTTCTAATTGCTGTGCTAAGTTTAATCTCTGTCCGTAGTTAGTAGAAACACCATCTCTCATTGAAGTTAATAGTTTTTTTAATGCTACTTCTGCTGTTTTCTTGTCTCCAACACTTAATGCTTTTTCAATCTCTTGAATTGTTTTTGAAGCATTCTCGTAGCTCTTCATTACTTTACTGTAGTTAGGATCAACATCATCAATTGACTTTCTAACTAATTCAGCCATCTCAGAAAGAGCAGACCTAGCTTCTCCTATATAATTCATAGATTCAGAGTTTAAAGTTCTCTTCAACTCATCAAAGTCAGCCAGTGATTTGTAATTTTGTTTTTCAGCTCTTTGTAATATTTCTGCTGCTTTTTCAGCAGCCTCTATAGTAGAAGCGTTTGTTGTTCTTATATTTTGAAGCTCAATCAATTTAGCTCTAAGAGGTGATAAAGATAAGTTAATATTTTTTAAATTTGCTTTACCTTCTAAATAATTTCTTCTTCTTTGTTTATACAAAATATCTAAATTAAATCTAGCGTTGGCTACCACTTCTGTAGGATCTGCTTTTCCAGTTAAGCTATCTCTAAATCTCTTGACAGCATCTCCTCCTTCTTTACCAGCTTTGTATGCTTGAGAAACAGCTTCTCTTCCAGTCCCAGAGGTAAAAGATAAAGTAGTTGCTACAGCAGGTGCTATAAGTTTTTTGTTTCCTACTTTAGCAACCTTACCTAAACCAGCAAGACCAAAAGTAATAGGATCTATCCTTGCAGCATATTTTGCAGCCTTTTCTAACCCAGCAGGAACTGTTGCTAGTTTAGCTCCTCTACCTGCTTTAGCAGCAGTGGCTACTACTTTAGCTGCTATGGTTGCTCCTCCACTAAGTACACCAGCTAAGTCAGCCATAAACCCTGCTGAATCTGTAGCTACAGTTCTTTTAATATTTTCCATACCACCGTATCTATCAGCAAAATACTCACCTACCGCAGAAGCTAATTGCTGACTTTCTTCATCTTCTCCAATAAGTTGAACAACTTCATCTGGTAAAGTGTTTTGTAAAATACCATAACCTAGTTGACCTACAGTTTTTGCTGTTTCAATAGGACTCGATACAGCGTCCCATAAAGCCATAGCTTCTCTCTTAGCAGAAGCACCAAAGCCTGAAACAGCTTCTTCAGCTACCTGTCCTAAACCTACATCGGTATAATCTTTTTTCGTAGGAGTAGGAATAGGATCTGGGTCAGGAGTTGGCTGTCCTTTTGGTTTCCTACTAGCTTTGTATTGCTTTTTTGCTGCTGCTATAATCTGTTCTTGTGTTGCTCCTTCAGGACCAGTAACAATTAACTCAGTACCGTCAGGTGCTGTAACTTCATAATCTACTAGAGTTGCCATTACTTATCCCTTTACATTACTATTGTATTTTTTGGTTTAACTGTCCAATCACCGCCACCACCTTCACCATCTTCAAGAGTGCTAGGAGGAGGAGTAGATATGTCAGCACCTAGTGAGTCTAAGTATTTTTCAGAACTTCTTAAAGATGCTTCTAATCCTGAAGTGTTATATCCTGAGTCTTTGTAACCCTTAATAAGTTTAAGAAGTCCTAATCTAGCCCACTTAGATTGATTTATAAGTTTTTCTTTTGCTATTGCTGGAGAATCAGTTTCATTAATCTTAATTTTATTAAACTCTTTAGCTTCGTTATCTGTTAAGGTTGCTCCGAACAACTCGTTTCTTATCTCACTGGTATACGTATCGTAATCCAGCCACCAGTTATAATATCTTTTAGTTTCTTCAGAAGGTTTCTCATCAAACTTTTTCTTAGCATCTGCTAAAGTTCTTGGTGTTTCAAGACCAGAGAAAGTTTCTTCAAAAGTAGAAGCTAACCTCATACCTGTTTCTACTCTGTTAACCATCTTTATAGTTTTTCCGATGGTCGCTTCTTTTAATGTTTCTCCTTCTCCTCCTAGTGCTTCTCTTTGAGCTTTCTGAACCTCAAACTGCAGCTTCTGAGTTTCTAGGTCTTGCTTCTGTCCTTCTCTTTGAGAGGCTTGTGCAGTCGCTACTCTTGACTTAGCTTCTTCCATAAACTGCATGGCTTCCCTCGGATAACCCCTGTCACTTAACTCTTTAGCCATTTGAGCCATGACTTGAGGATTAGTCATATCCTGTTTACCAAACTTATTCATGACATCTTGCATGACATTGGCTCTTTCCATCTCAGGAGAAGGATCTTCACCAAACAGTTTCATTGTTCTTAGATTCTCTCCTAGACGTACACCTTGCTGAGCAAGACCGCCATACATTCCTAGACCTTGACCAGCTCCTGCTAATCTGTCTCTGTAGTCTTGTCTAGCAAGTGCTTCTCGATCTTGTCTCTTTTTATATTCCAACTCCTCTGGAGTAGGTCCAAACAAAGGTAGTATTCCATTAGCCATAATTATCCTTTAAAATCCGTATGCACTCATAGGTGAAGCTATGTCACCAAACATTCCTCCTGAGAAGCCTCCTGATAATACCATTGGATTCCTTTCTCTGTTCTGATCGTACTTCCCTAAGTTAGGAATAATTGTTCTTTCTTCAATAGGTGCTTGTGGAGGATTAAATATATTACCTATTCCTTTCATTAGATTCTCATTTCCAAACAAACCTTGCATCGCATCATTCTTCATTTGAGCAGCAGCTAGTTGTTGCTGAGCTGTTCCTAAAGCACCTGAACCAGCCATATCAGCACCGTACTGTTGTCCTGACATAGCCGTAGCACCTAAGTTAGCCCCCATAGTTAATGGCTGTTGTGCAAGCTCTTCTAGTCTTGCTTGGTTAGCTAAGTAGCTTTGATATGGTGCTAGTGCTCCCTGCATCACATCGTAACCAGTACCCATCAAAGCACCAGACTTAGCTACTTGTTGACCTCCAAAGTTGACTGCTTGTTGTGCAGCCTGTTCAGCTCCTGCTGCTAGTTGTAGGTTACGTCTGTTACGAGATTCTTGTAATTGTTTAAGTAATGGATTACCACCAGCACCTACGCTTAGACCGCCCTGACCTCTACCAAAAGCAGTCCTAGATAGTCTCTCTTCTTCTTCAATGTCGTAAGGTCTTAATGCAGCCATCTGCCTCTGCATATATTCATTTCTAGCTTGTTCAGGAGAAGTAGCAATGTAGTCTTGTCCGATATTAAATAATCCTTGAGCTGGTGCAGCAAACTGTTGAGCAAACGGTATGGCTTGCTCAGCAGTGTCTAGTCCCTGACCCATCATCACACCAAGTCTGCCTTGTTGTTCTTGTACCGTTTCACTAGGTGTGTAACCAGCAGAAGTAACTGCTCCAGTGACAGGATCAACTTCAAACTCAGACTGACCATAAAGAGTCTTCATCGCAACAGGTCTAAAGAAGCCTTGCTGTCCTAGTTGACGCATTCTTGCATCATACTGAGCAGCCGTTTCTCCAGCTTGTTTAGCTTGCTGCCTACCAGAGATTGCACCACCTACAGCAGCTCCTATCTGCGCTCC